TTACAAATAAGATATCGCAATGAAAACAACCACATTAACAGCAACAGGAATATATTCATTGAGTACAATTGCAGCATTTATCTGCACTTATTTTTTCAACTTAGCAATGGCAAATTCAGATCAATATTTGGCATTGGTTGGAGTAGTAATGGCAGATGGCTTCTTTGGTGTAATTGCTGGAGTAAAACGAGAAGGATTTCAAACCTTTAAAGCACTTAAAGTTTTGAAAACTTTAGTAAGTTGGATTGTTCTTCTTACTGTGTTGTTAATGGTAGAAAAAGGATTTAAAGGGACTAGTTGGTTAAGTGAGACCGTTTTAGTCCCTTTCATTATATTTCAATTAATTAGTGCATTAAAAAATGCATCGATGGCAGGCTTCATTAAAATGGAAGCATTGAATGCAATTCTAGACAAAGTAGATCTACATAAAGGCGATCGTAAATAATTTGGATACAATCATAATATTCCTTATTATTTATTATGAACTATAAACATTTAGCCTATTCATTTTTAATATTTTTATTTGGTCAAATCGTTGTTTGGATTCAAACAAATGGTCCATTAATTTGGCCATGGGCAAAGGAATATAGATTTTCATTAATGTTATTAGGAGTTCCAATAACGTGGGCTTTTATGGAAGCAACTAGATTATCAGTATCAGGATTTTCCGGGGCTTTTTGGCCTGGCAGATTTCTTTCATTTGTTTCTGGAATAATGATATTTACATTAATGACATATCTTTTTAAAGATGAAGGCATTAATATGAAAACGGCAATTTCTTTAACATTAGCATTCTCTCTTATTTTAGTACAGCTATTTTGGAAATAATGATATTTATAATAGATGCTAAAAGAATATCAGACACACGATATTGATTTGCATGTAGTAATCAATTACATGGAAGTTGGAGATAATTTACATATGACAAAAAATTATCTTCATTTAAAAAAAGCTCTATGGAATCATGAATATCCATTAAAATATAAAGGCATTAATATTGAATTGTATGCACAAGATGCTAATGAAGATTTACATTCTTCAGTTGGCATTTATTCTATAGCTCATAATAAATGGATAAATCGTCCTAAAGCTGATTTAATATCGATCGATGATTCATTAATTCAAATGAAAGCAGAACCATTTGAATATGAAATTACAAATTTAAAACAGAATCATCCAAATTTAGAAAAAAGAATTCGAGAAATATTATTACGCCTTCGCAATTTGCGCCAAGCTGGATTAGAAGCTGAAGGTGAATATTCAATTGAAAATCTAGCATTTAAATATCTTAGAAATAAAGGTTTAATTGATCGTTTAAAAGAATTATTACATTTAGATACCGTTAAACATTTAACTTTTGAAAATGTTCAATACGAATCAGTTAGTAATATGTTAGCTAAACATGTTATGAAAGAAAAGATCATGACTACGGAAGATTGGCATCATGTAATGAAACATACTAATGCAGTTCATGATGCAATGGGTCAGTGGAAACATCCTGGCAAATGCACAATGATTCCCAGTAATCAAATTACCATGAAGCAAGTCCCGCATCAAGTTTTAGGAATTGATGATACAGGACATATGCAATTAATGAAACCAGAACAGTCATATACGTTTCCAGGAACTATGGTTTTTGAAATTCCTAGAACACCGCAGTGGCAAACAATGATGATTCAATTGGTAAATAAAGTTAGAAATGGAGGACGTTATGCCAAGTAAAGGTTTAGGCGACGATATTAAAAAAATAACAAAGACAACAGGATTAGACCAATTGGCAAAACAAATTGCTCAACTGTTAAACGAAGATTGCGGTTGTGATGAACGCCAAGATTGGTTAAATGAAAAAACTAAAAATTGGCCTATTTATAAAAAAAGGAACATAAATGGCGGTAATAAATAAAACAGGTATTACAAACGGCGGTACGATACAAGCTGAACACATTACTAGAGCTATTGATGCTTTAAGTAGCGTAGGAACTGATACTATTATAGCAACTGGATCTTTTAGCGGATCATTAACAGGTATTGCAACGAGTGCATCATTTGCAACGACTGCATCATATGCAATTAATGCAGGTTCGGGTGTAACTATCAATAGTAATACAAATAATTATATTGTAACTGCTACGGGTACTTCAAATACATTGCAAGGCGAATCGAATCTTACATTTGATGGAACTACTTTAATTGTTTCTGGGTCAACAAGGATTACAGGTAGTTTAATTGTCTCAGGATCTCCAGCAACTTCAGCTCCCGCAGCGTTTTCAGTTACTGGAACTACAAGATTAAATGGCCCAGTTTCTGGCAGTATAACTGGTTCTAATAATTTAGTTTTAAATTTAAGTACATTGGGAACTAGTGGTAATTTTATATTACCAACCACTGCGCCGGCGTCTCCTACTCGAGGCAGTGTGTATTGGGATTTTACGGTTGATAAATTATATATACACAATGGAACTAGTTGGGTTAGTATTACACTTACAGCTGGAGGATAGAATTATGAAAAAATTAAATGAATGTAGTTGCGGTTGCGGAGGCACCGGAGGGTGTAATGATAATGATAGTAACTATATGTTTTTTGGTAATTTAAAAATTATTAAAAAATATGTAGATGCAATGTTAGAGATGGATGCAGAACCGGAGGGTGTAATGATAATGATAGTAACTATATGTTTTTTGGTAATTTAAAAATTATTAAAAAATATGTAGATGCAATGTTAGAGATGGATGCAGAACATGTTCAAGAGATATTAAGTAATGGACATGATTGGGCAGCTGATCATATTGCAACTTCAAAAGATGATGTACAAGAAGTTGGAGATTTTTTAATGAATGAAATGCATCATGATGACGAAATGGATTCATACAATATGCAACAACCTCAATTTATTCCTGCAGGATTTAAGAATCACTTAAAACAATTAATGCCAGAGCGTATTGAAAAAACCGAAGCTGGTTATTTTGCTACTACTGAAACAGGTCGACGATTATCTAAAAAACCTAAATCTAAAAAAGCAGCATTAATGCAATTGGCAGCAGTTGAAATTTCAAAAACATAAACATGGTAAATAATGGAAAAACTTAAACATTTGTTGATTGAAGCTAAAACAGGTTGCCCTATTGCAACTCAGGATATTCATGTTAATTTAAAAAATCGACAACATGCAATTGATGAATATTATTACGGCCCAGCAAATCCAGAAAAACCAGGAAGTTATTGGAAAGATGCAGCAAAGCGTTGGAAAATAGATGAAGCTACTGCTAAAACAATGAAATGTGCCAATTGTGCAGCATTTGATGTTTCTGATAAGATGTGGAAATGTATGTCTAAAGGCATAGAAGGCAATGAAAAAAATATTGATGCATTAGCTACAATTCAAAAAGCAGATTTGGGATATTGCAATTTTCTTCATTTTAAATGTGCAGGTTCTAGAAGTTGTACTGCTTGGGTAACAGGCGGAGCATTAGATGATAAGGATTTAACCAAATGATGAAATTAAAAAACATATTGATAGAAAACGATGTAGTTGATCCAAAACAATTGGCTAATCCATTTTTTAAAGAATTTTCAAAACAAATGAAAGTTTCTCCAAAATTTTCATATTTGGGTTTGAAAAATAAAGAACATATATTTAGTGCACCTATAGATGATTTAGGTACATTGAAATTGATATTTTCTAAAGCTGAATTCATAGCAAAAGTTTCAGATACATATGCATACTTTGGAATTGTTTATTTGCTAAACGGATTAGAACAATTTGATGCAACAGTCTGTTTAATACGAAAATCAAAAAATTCATATGAAACTACATTGTTTGATGATTCTAATTCTGATTTTAATAATTCGAAAACAAATTTTGCAAACATAATTAAAAACATGATGTAATGTTAAGTTATAACGTATCAAAACCTATTTATCATGATATTACAATTTCAAAACCATTACCTGATGATATTGCACAACATGTTTTATTAAATTATACATGCCATGTAGATCATGAAGGCTTTGATTTAAATGAAATTGAACAAGAATATTACAGATATAATAATGTTTCTTTAGAACATGATACAACATGGTATAAAGATGGCGATGCTGCCAAAGGCGCACACGCAATTATTCAACCATGGCTCACTCAACAAAATGATTCTGAATTAATATTAGATCATAGTCAGTTTGTATTTAGATACCCAATAACGGGTGATGCTGCAGCACAAATAAAAATGTATGCAAATCAACGTCCGGAACTATTAAGAATTTTAAGTGCCGAATTCAAATGTGGTTTAGATCTATGTATTGATTATATATTAGAAGACCGAGTTCGTCCCGTAGTTCATATAGAATGGGATTACTTAGATGTATCAGATATGCTCGTTGACATTGATTATGTAGAAACAGTATTACAACATACCAATTGGCAAGAAATAATATCAGTTGTTAAAAGATTTAACGTGTTATCAAAAAATTCATTAGACGCATTTCAACAAGCAGATTTTAGATCCATGTTGTTATTCGGACGTAAATCATATAAATTGATTCCTACATTGTAATATTTATTAATATGAAATTAATGAATTTACTTTTTGAATCAAAAGATAAAACAGAAACTTTTGAATCATTTGCAGACACTAGAGAAGCTGGCGCAGAAAAGATTGTTGATAATGCTAAAAAGAAAGGCGGATTAGCTCTTCTTAC